CGCTATTAAATTTATTATCTTTAAATCTAAAATACTGAAATGCTTCTTATATAAGTGAATAACACCTAAAACAGTCAAAAATTCATTATCGTTTTTACAATTAATGATAATGTCTTTTATTTCTATTAAATTATACATTTTAATATTAAAAGTTTAAAATTTCTTTTTTAGTCATTTTATCAAATCCGTAGAAGTATAAAAAACAGTTAACATGTGTTAATGTTGTATTTGTTAAATGTTCCTTTTTAGCTAAAAATGTTAATTCATTGTTAGTGTGATTGTAAACTACTATTTTAGTGTTGTAGCTTAACAGATCGCTTTTAACGTGGTTTGTGTCATTTATGTACTAGTGTACTTTTGCTTTTCCGCTGAATGATTTACGACCATTTACAGGTATTAAATCAAAATATTTTGAATCTATCATAATATTAAATTTTTAGGTTAATTAGTAACTTTGTACGGTTACGAACCGTTAAATTTGCCACGCAAAACAAAGTTTCACTTTCATTTATTAACTTCAATTAACGGAAGCGTTAAGAGTAATTAATGTTCATTTAAGCAGTTTTAAAACGTGCTTAGGTTTTCTCACTAACTCAAATAAATACTAATTTAAAAGGTTTGTTAATTCAATTTTTAAATTTTCTATTGTTTCAGCCTCACAATTATATATAATTTCTTCACCATAAATATAAGCTAACATATTAACTATACTTTCAGGATTAACATTTGTTGTAAATTTTCCAAAATTTTCATTTTCATAATCCTTGACAATATCAATAGCTTCAAAAGTATCTAAATTGTGAATTAAAAGCCATTTTATAGCCTCACTATGATAAACTATATAATAATCTTCATTAAAACAATAAAAATGCCAATCATCTTTATTTTCGTTTGTTAAAATACCATCATTTATTTTATCTAAAATGTGATTTACTAATTCCGTTTTAATTGAGTTTTTCATAATACTATATTTTAAAGGTTAATTTTATATTGTTAATTAGTTAATAAATATTTCTTTGTATGTTGCAAGTATGCCAGTTACTAAAATTGCCACTACAATAATAGTTTTAACACTGTTCTCTAATGTATTAAAGTTTAAATTTAAGTCGTTTAATAGTTTCATAATATATTTATTTTATTTAAAATTGTTTGTCTTAATTATACAGCTAAGATAAGTATAATAACAATACGAAACAAATATAGTAAACTATAATTGTGTAATATGATAATATAGTATGCAAATTAATTAATTTGAGATAAAATAGTATTACATTTAATAAATTGCCACAATATAAAACAACAAACACACAATACAACACTATAATAATATATAAATATAATTTATTACATTTGTAGTATAATAGATAAAACTTATATGATAACAGGCGTAAACTTGCCACAATAAAATTAAATCAAATGTATAAACCAATAGAAAGAAAAGCAATAAAGAAAAACATACTAAAAGAAATAAGAAAAGGTAAGAGTATAAACGAAATTAAAAACAAAAATGGTATTCCTGATGACAATACTATATATACATGGCTAAATAAGGACGCAGAATTTAAGGATAACTACGTGCGTGCAAGGCAAGATCAGGCTATATTTTATGCTGAGAAGATTCAAAGCGTTATAAGTGATTTAAAGGAACACGAACCAAGTAGAGAGCTTACAGATATAGCACGCCTAGAAATTGATACACTTAAATGGACTGCGAGTAAGTTACTGCCTAAGGTTTACGGTTCTAGCCTTAACCAAACTAATATACAGGTTAATGTCGAGCCAGTAAAAGGAATGACTATTGTAAATGATATGAGTAATATTGATGATGTCGAGGCTGATAACGTAGATTAAAACAGTATAATATGTACAATATAGCACCTTTGTCGATACTTTTACTTAAATACACAGCTACTATGTTATACATAGCAATATTAAAGAAGTCAATAAACATAGTGCCTTAGTCTACTTTGTACACACGATGGAGACACATATAATTAACGGTAACTTATTGCGATACTTTTTATATAGTATAACTAATCACATATAAAGTCTTGTTTAATAATGACGTTGTGTGATATAAATGCTTAACACCCCTAATTGTTTTGTGAAGATGTATAGTACACCCCCCATAAGAAATTTGACGTGACGCTTATAACCCACCACAATAATTTTCAAGGATTTTGAAAGGTTTGTTTTAGTATTGTTTGTTTATTTATATAATATTGCATATTAAGCAGATTTACGTGTATTTAAGCTAGTTTATTTGATTTTACGTATTAGTTATTGTTTTGTGAAAAATCGTTGCTTACGCAAGTTAATATAGATTATGTTGTTTTTTTATTTATTTTATTGTAAGTTTGTTTTTTAATATTTATATATGTTAGTAAAGTTTTTAATTGAGAATGATGATGAAAGTAGTGAGTGGCGAGATTTTTATATTGATGTTGATAGAATAGATGGTTTTTATACGCCTGATTTATTTGAAGGAGAAGATGATAGCGTAAATGTTTTATTCAATGGTAGATTTATGACATTTAAGCAAGAAGAACATTTAGTTAAGTATTTATTAAGTAAAAGATTTTATGGTGACGATTAGTTATTTGAATAGTTTAGACAGTGTAAGTTTTTCATTACCTTGTAAATTTAATTATTATGGAATATTATAAAGATGATTTAGATATAGTTATAGAGAGTTATGAGGTTGGAAACGATGGATTTACTTGTAATAAGTCTTATGTTTATGTGAATGGTGAGAGGTTGGATAGTGATAACGACCATATTAGGGCTATTTTAGAATATTTAGGATATAATGTAACTGTTGAATATAATTGATATGGATTTAGAATCAGAATTAGAAGAAAAGATTTTAGAGAGATTGGTTTTAATACAGTCTAATATCAAGAATAATACGTTTAGTTTTGAAACTGATGGAAGTTTTAAATTGAGATTAGAGATGTTAGATGAAGAAATACTACAAATTAAATCAAAGATAAAAGAACAGTATTATTAAAGTTTTTATAATTGGATATTAAATTTAATGTAAGAGGTAACAATAAACAACTTGAAGCTGTAAAAGCTTGGTTAGATGATGATATTGAGGAGATATTATATGGTGGAGGAAAAGGTGGAGGAAAAAGTTGGCTTGGTGCAGAATTAATTTTTGCAGATGCTTTTATGTATCCTGATACAAGATATTTTATTGCACGTAAAACATTGGCTGATTTAGTTAAATTTACCACTGGTACTATTCATAAAGTTTTTAATGATTGGGGTATTACTGAAAATATGTATAAATTTGATGGTAAGAATAATGTTTGGAATTTGCATAATGGTAGTAAGGTTTTTTACTTAGATGCAAAATGGATTCCTTCAGATCCAATTTATGCTCGTTTTGGTTCTATGGAAATGACAAGAGGTTGGTTTGAGGAAGCTGGTGAGATAGAAGATGAACGTTGCATTACTTCGTTAGCAAATAGTTTAGGTCGTTGGAATAATAAAAAATATGGGTTAGTACCAAAATTACTACAAACATGTAATCCTGCAAAAAATTATTTATATGAAGGCTATTATCTTCCTTATAAAGAAGGGACTTTACCTAAACATAGGGCATTTATACAGGCATTAGTTGGAGACAATAAAGCATTGGGTCAAAAGTATATTGATGATATGATTAGACGTATGGGTAATGATATATCTGCTACACAACGTTTAGTTTATGGTAATTGGGAATATGATGATAATGAATTGGCTATTTTTGATTATGAAAAGATTATAGGATTATTTACAAATGAATATGTACCAAAAACTGGAAACAAATATATTACCGCTGATATTGCTTATGAAGGTAGTGATTTATTTGTTATAGGAATTTGGGATGGATTTGTTTTAGAAAAAATTGTTGCTATTGAAAAGATTAGTGATGTAATGGTTTCTAAAAAAATTCACGATTTAAGGTTGGATTATGGAGTACCAATTAGCAATGTAATTTATGATGCTGATGGTTTAAAAACATTTGTTAAAAATAGTGTTGTTAATGGTAATTTAAATGGTGCAATAGCTTTTAATAATAATAAAAGGGCTTATGGTAATGAAAATTATGGTAATTTAAAGGCGCAATGTTATTATAAATTAGCTGAAATGACTAAAAAAGGAGATATATTTGTACAGGATTTAAAATATAAAGATAAAATAGTAAAAGAATTAGAGCAAATATGTAGGATGCCAACAGCAGATGATGGAAAAGTTAGATTAGAAAAGAAAAGTGATTTAAAAAAGAGATTGCAACGAAGCCCTGATTTTGCAGATATGATGATGATTAGAATGTTAACAGAAGTAAAAACATTTAAAGAAATTAAAGTTAAATGGTGTTAAATTTAGTTATTATATAATAATATAAATTTAATTTATAAAAAAACAATTTATATAAATTTTGTTTATTGAAAAATAATTGTATCTTTGTTGTTATAAAATTTTTAATGTGCCAAAAGAGTTCATAGAAAGTAAATATAATAGTGAAAACTTATTAATTGCTTGTAGGCAACAAAAGCAATTATCATATTTCACAGAATCTAAAGTACAAGATGATGTAAAGTTGTCTTATCTTAAACAATGGGCAGATAGAAAGTATCAAGGAAGTGATTATTTTCTTAATTTTGTTAAGAGTGTATTTAAAACTGAAAATTTTTTATTAATTTATAAATATCTTAGATTCCCATTACCATCAGCAAGATTAATAAATGACAAAATAAAAACACCATTAAAAAGAGTTTTCTTTGCTGAAGATTCATTTTTTAAATATGAAATTAATGGTGAATTAGTTAAAAATCCACAAAATTTAAATATTGATGAATTTAATGAACAAATGTTTAATGCTTTGTTATTTAGGCATAATGATATTTTAGTAGTTGATTTAAATGATATAAATTCACCTTATAAATCAATAATTTCTATTGAAAATGTAATATCAATAGATTCTAATGATAGTATCATAAATAAAATAGCTTATTCTGCTCAAATACCATATAATGGTGAGTTATTAAGAGGTGTATTATATATTGATGATGAAAGATATTCATTCTATGAGAAAGAAAATAATAATATATTAGGAGAAAAACCAATATTAGATGTACCTCACGATTTAGGTAGATGTCCAGCTGATTATATAAGTTCAGAATCATTCTATTCAGATAATGATATAGTTAGAAAATCTATTTTTTCTTATAGTAGAGAAGAAATGGAAGAGTATGTTTTCTTAAAAACAATGCAAAGAATGGTAGAGCCAAATGGTGCTATACCAATTGTAACTCAATTAGATACTAAGTCTGAAACTAAAAATAATGATGGAATATCTCAAGATGGAGAGCTAATGTCATCACAAGAAATAGGCAATCAAAAATCTAGTGTAACTGGAGATATAAATTCTCTTGATAGTACAATGCAAACAGGAAGCAGAGTTAAAGTACCTGTTATATTAAAAGATGATGGAAGTGTTGATATGGATGTTGTTAAGAATTATCTTAATTTTTTCTATATACCAACCGAATCACTTAATTATTTAAATACACGAATTAAAGAGGTTAAGGCAAATTTAATATCTAATATACTAGGTGATTATTCAGAAGGATCAGTACCACAGGGGTCAAAAAGCGATTTAGAAGCAAGTATTAATGTTGTATCAAGACAAGATGTATTAAGGCATATATCTATGCAATTAAGCAGAATAAGAACTAGGTCTGATTATAATTACCTATCATTACAATACGGTAAAGATAATGTATCTAATGAATCTTTTTATGGTTCTGATTTCTTTTTAGAAACTCAAAATGATTTATATAAATTAATAAAATTAGCCCCTAATCCAATAGAAGAAAAAAGTTTATTAATTAAATCCGCTAGAAATAGAAATAGATTTAATCAAGATAATTTTACAAGAGAATATATACTTTATCATTTAATTCCTTATGGAAATATAGAGAGTTTTAATTTAGCTGTAGATAATAATCAGGTAGGAGAAATTACATTCCAATATCAAACTAGATTTAATTATTGGATTAACTTATTCGAGGCACAATATGGTGATATTTTAACTTTTTGGAAAACTTCTAATGGTAGTGAAAATCAAAAAGTATATTTAATAAATAAATTAATATTAATAATAATTAGAGAAAATTATGAGAAAAGTAGTACACTTGAGAATGTACCTAGGGAGGGAGATTCTTAAAAGAGAAAATGGAGATATAAGTAATCCAAACCAAAAAGTTTCATTAATTTATGAAACTTTAGAATGGAATAATTACTTAAAAAACATTAAAAATGAAGGAATTTGTAAACTTGAAGTAGAAAAGTTATTTGAACATGATGGTAAAGATTATAAATCAATAGAAATTGATAAAAAAATAATAGATGAGGTTAATTTAGCATTTAAAAATGATATTAAAGTAGTTTTAACACCTGAACAAAAAGAAATAGCAGAATTAAAGGCGCAAATGAAAAAACTTTTAGATAAAAATCATAAAGTTAATAATAATATTGATAATGATTTAGCAGAATTACAAGCTAAATATAAAGAACAAGAAAAAAAAGAAGTTCCATCACGTTTTAAAAATGATAAAGAGTGGATAAAAAATAAATTAAAGAAATAATAAAAGAATATTATGGAATTATCAAAAGAATTTATAGACAGTAATGGTCTTAATGAAGAACAAGTAAAATCAGTTAGTGAATTTTATAATGAGGAAATTATAAAAATAAAAGGTGATTATGATAGCAAAGCGAATGATAATGCAGAAGGAATTTTAGAGGGTGCTGTAAGATATGCAAATGAGCAAAGAGGTTTAAATATAACTAGAGAAAAAGGAGAAAAATGGGGTGATTTTTTAGGTAAATTTACTGATGCTAGTGTATCAGAGACTGAAAAAGCACTAGAAACCAAATCAAGATTATTAGATGATAAGCTAAAAAACTTTGAAGGTAGTAATTCTTTAAAAAAAGAACTAGAGGAAGCTAAAAAAACAAATGATGATTTACTAAAGAAATTTGCAGATTATGATGACTTGAAAACAAAAGCAGAACAATACGACCCTTTAGTTAGTGAGTATAGTTCAATGAAATTAAAAGTTGCTTTTTCTAAAATTAAACCAAATTTCCCAAAAGAATCTAATATATATGAAGTAGATGCTAAATGGGGTGATTTTGAGAAAGATGTTTTAGATAAATATAATATAGAAATTGAAAATGGAGAACCATTAGCTATAGATAAAGATAATGTACATAGAAAATTTAAATTATCTGAACTTGTATCTAAAAATGAAGAATTAAACAAACTATTAAATGGAAGACAACAAGGAGGTAC